TGTCGACATTCCTAATGCAGCTGCAGTAGCTTCTTGCTGAATTCTATTCATTTTAGAATATTTAGCAGCAGTAATGCCTTGGCTCTCTAATTCTTTACCTAATCCCGCTAGGTCATTAGTTAGTGCAAGCTCTCGGGCTTTCTCTAAGTTTAGTTCTTGACCGGTTAGTAGTTCTGCTTCTAATTCAGATTGAATTGATGATTGAAAGTCTGTTAATTTATTCGCAATACTGTTTAAATCTGACAGCTCTAAGCCGAGTTCAGCAGCTTGTACTGCGGCTTCTGCTAGTGCAGTTGTGTTGAATCCAAATTGAGCTCCAATATCCTTAGATGTTTCCGCAACATCTTTAAGTATGTCTGATGCGTTGAAGGCAGTCTTATTTAGCTTATTGAAGTTATTTACAGTTTCGAATACCCCCTCACCTGCACCTTCTACACTCTTCCCACTTATCCTTGCTTGAACTGCAAAATTACCAGCTTGATCTGCACTCAAGCCCATCTGGTCTGTTAAGGCTGTTGCTTCAACAATCGCTTCGGTACCTAGTATTTCTGCAGATCTTCCAATCTGACTCGTAATTGCACTGAATGTTTTTAGCATATCACTGCTGGTCATATACATATTACCGGACGCAGCAGAGGCTCCTTGTAGTTCGTAGTTTAGTGCGTTAACTTGTGTTTCTGTTTGACCAGTAGATCTTTGTACGTTATTTAAGTTTTTATTTAGTTCTAAAGCCTGTTTTACAACAGCTGCTAAGAATGCTCCTTTTGCGATTCCTTCTAATTCTTGAAGCTGTATTTTAGCAGCCTCTAGCTTATCAGGCACCTTTCCTGTTTCAGTAGTTATATCTATTATTCTTTTCTGTGCTGCTGCGAAGGAATCTGTAAATGCTTGACCTACAACCGGTAGGTTGCCGAGGGCTTTTGAAGCTTTACCGATCAGCCCCATATTAGTTTCTATTTGCTTAAGTAACCCTAGCTGTCTTTCTCTTTCGGCAGTTTCTTTTGCTAGCTGCTCGGCGTTCATCTCCGTGTATAGAGCTATCTTTGCATTCTTACCTAGCATTTGATCAGCTGCTGCAAGGGCATCTTCAGCTCCTTGAATTGTCGAGTCGATCGCGTCTAAATGGGCTTGATCTAACCTTCCAGTTGCTATTGCGTGCTCTAAGTACTTTTCTCGAGCTTGATTTTGCTCTTCTATAGTATTTAGTGCTGATTTAGCTTTACTATAGTTACCTTTTTCTGTTCTACCTAGATTCTTACTGTATAAATCCGCTAGCTTAGCAGCTTTGTTTTGCAGGTCTTTATTCTTAGAGATTTGTTTTGATATAGTTTTTTGATCAGAAAGTTCTCTATTCTGATTTTGAACTGCTGTGATGATCTGCTTACTAATATTTAGAGAAGCTTTTTCAGCTTCTGTTGTCCTACTCTTAATACCCAGTACTTCTTTTAAGGATTCAACAAAACTAAATTGTAGATCCATGTCTGCCTTTGACGGAGTTCCGGGACTAGTAGGGGTTGCCATTTAGTATAAATATTTACTTCGATAACTTCTGCATACCTGGCTGTCCGGGAGGTGGAGTTTGACCTGGGTTGTTGAAATCTACAGATGTCGATGTTTTGGACTTTCCTCTACTCCCAGATGTGCGAGTTGCTTTAGCATTTGCTGCAGATTCAGCTTCATAATACTCTTTAATTTGTGAGAAAGTATATTTTCTCAACCACAAAGGCATATTATAGATTGTATTCCAATCATATCCACCCTTGCCATGAAATACTATTTCGTGTATTTGCTTAAATACAGCTAACCTATACTGTGGAGCCTCACTCGAGGTCAGGGTAAAGAAAGGTGGCACCGATTGGGATTGCTACCGGCTCTCCTCCTCCTTCGGGGATAAAGGTCATTTCAACATCAGGTTGAACTTGCTTAATAAAGTCCCTTAAAGCTCTTGAATCGCGGGCTAGTAAGTAGTTATCAACAAACTCTCTAATATTTTTTTCTTCTCTATCGCCATTAATAGAGGTGATCATATGCTTTAAACGTGTTGTTAATTCTGGGCTTGAATCTTTTGTAATCTTCTTTAATCCTTCCAGCTCTCTTTCAATTTTTCTCTCATCAGCTCCGGTTAAGATTTTAAAAGTAATTTCATTACCTGAATGTGGTAATTTGAATTTAAATTCATTTGTTCCTTTGGTTATTAAGGATTCGTTAAATGGTTTAGGTTCAACTGTAGATAAATCTACAACCTGTCTTTCTCCGTTGTAGGTAAATTCATAATCTTTACCGTACCCTAGAACTCGTGCTGCGACTAGAACAGCATTTTTATCCCCAACTATTAAATCATCATAATTAATCTTTGTTATAATCAAAGACTGTAATAGTTTGTCGACAACAATTCCTTTTTTAATGTAGGATTGATTAGTTAGGATATCCTCTTCTTTCGCAGTCATGTATTTAATCTCGACTGTTCCGGCGGATAAAGGATTTTCTTCGGGGTAAAGGAGACCTTTTGAAGGTAGATCGATAGTCTCTGTAGGCATTTTGAATTCTGACATATACTTATTTGTTATAACTGTTCTATTATAAATATATATGAATTAGGTTTATACGTCAACTAAAACGTAATTTCCTTTGTGATTCATAACGTTTGTAGGTGACCAATCGATTTCATCTGGGTTAATGCCTGCTTGTTTAAATGCTTCTTTAAGGCTAACTAAGAATTGCTTTAACTTATCTGATAATTTAGGATCTAACTCTTCGTCATATACTAGGTAGTCTTCTGCTTTAGTTCCATTAATAGAGATTTCCTGTGCTTCCTCATGTGCTAGCTGTTCGGCATCTGTCATATCAATCACACCGGATCTGCCGCCTGCTAGTCTTTCTACTTTATAGATAGGGATAATGCATGAGAAAGAATGGTTTAACAGTTTCTCAGCGTGCTCTAGCTCATCAACATCCGTAGTAAGCTTCTTTACGTCGGATCCTTTTTGCATTACAATGCCATTATCTCCACCTCCTATTTTTGTATAGCCGTCTTTCTCCAATTCGTATTGTTTGGCTTTTAAAGCCGGTGGCATAACTAGTTCGTTTAGTAGATCTATGAGTTTCATGTAATAAAAAAGCCCTCTCTAATAAATAGGAGGGCTCTTTCTTTAAGTTTAATTTTGATTAGAAGTTCAATACTGCGTAATCCATTGCGATACTAATTGTAATTTCTTGTGCGGCGGCATCTTCATCCCAGCTTACATCGGAGAATTTAGCTTCTTTAATGAATGCTCCTTTGATGATCCATTCTGAAACGATATCACCTACAGGACCTAGGATGTCGATAGTCAAATCTTTTTTGTAGAAGTCGCTATAACCATCTCTACCTGTTACTGATTCGTGGTGGAGACGTACCCACTCCATTACGGCTTGAGCACCAGAAGGAGTAATGGGGTCATATAAAGTCATAGTAACGTCTTCCCATTTAGATCTACCCTTAACTTTCCGCATTACATTAATGTGATTTAGGGTAATTTCTTCTGAGGAATAAGTAAGACCGTCAATGCCTTTAATAAAGTAGGAAGGAATACCATCAACATACATGATGAATCTATTCTTTACTTTGGGTTCAAAGGCTGTGAAAAATATTTCGTTTGGATCTAATACTGCCATTTTATTTATGTTTTATTGATTATAAATATCTGTTAAGTTGAATTACGCTGGGAAAGTAGCTCCTGTTGGTAAGATATTAAAGTCTAAGTAAATGAATTCAGCAGTCTTAGTTGGTTGTATATAAATCTGACCTACTAGCTGGTTTCTATCAATTACATCTGCAGTATTATTTGAGTCATCCATGATTACTTTGAAAGCATAAAGACCTTGTCTCTGCTGTACAGAAGCTAAGTATGGATTAACTTGCGATAAGAAAGAATTTCTAGTTGCAATACTGTTTTGTTCAAATACTAAGTTGTCAGCAATTTGAGAGATGAAGCTCTTTAATGTGATTAATAATCTTCTTACGTTTACTCTATCTAAAGCAGATGCTTTAGTCTGTAAAGTCTTTTGTCCAAATACTACCAAACCCTGGTTAGGGAAAGTAGCAATTGGGTTAACTTTTGCTTGATATAAAGTATCTCTTTCAGCTTGTGTTAATCTTCTCTCTGCTCTTACTGCAGTAGCAAGACCTCCTCTATTAAAACCAGCAGGTGCAAACCAAGCCTCAGCAGCATTATCATTAAATGCATACACTGCAGGCATTAAGGTTGATGCCGGTACCCATACGATGTTACCGCTATAAGGATCAGGTGTTTGAACCCAAGGCCAGTAAGCAGCAGCATAAGAAGTATTCTGACTGCTAGCTGCGCTAGTT